CTTTACGCTCCAAAATCTTTTGCTTATTTGCAGTCTTTCGAGTGGCCGAGGTTTGTACCGGTGGACTTGAATCGCCCATCGTTGTCGGAGGTGCTTTGGCTACCCTTTTGGCTTTAGGCTTGGCCGACTTGGCCGCCTGATCTTGTTTGATCGCTTCAACTCCTCTTACGAGTGTTGCGGCAACAAAATCACCATTCGGTAGGGATTTGAGAATGTCTGCATACTGACTTTTGATTTGACCTAAAACGGATCTCCGTTCTTCGGCTTGGTCGGTATCGACTGTTTCTGAAATCCACGGATGAGTATTGATCGTATCCTGTTGCCATTGAGCGGATGCCTGGAGATATTGCGCCCTTTCGGGTATTTTCTCCGTTAGATAATCTTCTGCTTGGGTGAGAATATTTCTGATATCCTCATCGGCATATTCCTTCCCATCGACTTCGACATAATCTTTTCCGATGTGTTGGAGCGACCATCGCTTGGCGGCTAAAGCTTCCTTGCGAAGAGTTTCCAATGACTGAAAGTCTTGGACTTCTTCTAAGGCTGGCTGACTGGATTCCGATTGCTTCTGAGGGATGGATTTTAATGATGCAATTTCTGATTTTAGTGTTTCGGCAAGCTCATCTCCTGCTTTTGCGCGAGCGGTCAAGCGGTTCACCTGTTTCAGAAGTTTACCAACAGCTTTAGACTGTGGCTCAGCGTCCCCCAATTCATCAGTGGACTCCTCCTCATCTGCTATATCTTCCGTTTCCTCCTCCTCCTCCGATTCCTCGGTTTCGGTTGACTGTAAAAGAACATCTTTTTGGTCGGTCTCTGCGTCTGCGGTTGTGGTCTCGGGACCCGCTTCCACTTCAGATTCCTCTTTCGCTTCACTCTCCTCAACTTTGTCAACGAACGATGCCGTTAACTCCTCAAGGGTCGTAATGCTTTGCGTGTTTGTTTCTGCTTCTGTCGTAGCCGGAGCCTCGCTAATTTCTGTATCTGCCATATTTTCTCTGCGTTTGGGAAGTTCGCACTCTTTGTGTTTTTCTGCGGACCGAAATGGTTCGCCACTTCCGATTATGGCAGGGGGCCAATAAAAATTTTCAGGGAGTTTTAAATAAGTCCCACGCTTCCCGATATTTTTCGTGTTTTGCTTTGGACTCGGGGTTGTCCGGGTAAACCGCAACTGTTAATGCTCCGTCTAGAGCCATACATGGGATTAAATACCAGGTGTTTATGTCGGCACAAAATATTGCCACTATATCGACTTTTGTGCAGTCTAGGGGTTGCTTTACTACCCGACCAGTAGTCGTGGAAAATCGATACCTTTTGCACCCGTTTTTTCTTTCCCCTTTGCTTGACTTTTCAGACCCCTTAATTTGGACATTAAAATTTTTGCCCGCCGAATTTACGAGGATACAGTCAACTGGTAAATGGTCACCTAGTGGGATGAAAACTTCCAACCCATTCTTTAACGCTTCAGTGAAGAAAGTCTGCTCGTAAATGTAGCCTTTACGCTTCGTGTTCTTCGTCATCAAGGTCCATGTCGCAATCAAATCCGACCACCTCTTCGTCCATCCACTCCTCGACATCCGTTAAAGCGATTTGTGCCATCTCATGGTCATCGATATCACTCTCTTCAAGCCAGCGATTTAGCATGGCTCGATGTTCGTTTTTAAATTGCTGATGGGGTGTCAGTTTCGGCATTTTCTAAGCTTTCAATTATTCGTGTAAGTCCAGCAATCTCACCCGATAGTCGGGCGAGTTTTTGCGGATTATCGACATGGGTATAGTCCTGAAAATCGACTAAGCACATATCCCTCTGTTCGAGTATAAATGATTTTACTGTTAGCCATTCGGTCTGTTCGCCGAGGCCATTGATTGCATCTCCTAATGTCATATAATTTTTGTTAAGCGGCCACTGATGTGCCTGGTACATTACCGGGAGCAGTCCCGAGCTGGCCAATTAGTGCGTTCCGCTGTTGAGTCTGCATCATTTCAAGTTGCCCAGCATATGTTTGTAATCTCTTTGCGAAGTTTTCATCTTCTTGCATACGCTGTTGCACATCCTGTGCGGGTATTTCAGGAGTTCCTTGCAAATACTGCTGAAGTTGTTGTAAACGAAGTTGAGAATTAACCCCCTGTTGAGGTACATTGACAACTTGTCCCGATGCGATTTTGGCAATGTCTGCGGAAGTTTCCTGGATCTCCTTGTCCGTTGCTTCTTCCTGTGGAGCGATCAATTGACCAGCTAGATTTGGATCGATTGCTTCGATTACCTTACGAAGGTATACATCGTATCGAGCTTGCCCGCCTCTGTCATACTGAGACATTAATTTACCAACTGTATCGAGCTTCTGAAGAACCTTCTCTTCGTCCTGGTTCATCGAGTTCCATGTAATATTAAAATCGTAAACCTCGGCAGTCTCATCGAGCATTAACTGAGCGCCTTGCTCATTATTCGTGACCCTAAACCATATCTGTGGACCGCCATAAGTTCTGTCTAGACACCATACACGATTTAAAATCTGTTTAAATCCATTGAGCCATTGATTGACCAAGTGCTGGCGGATGCTGTTCGCTTCAACTGCGTCTAATTGCGAGGTTGGGCGGCCTGTGATTTTGTCTGCTATTTGGCGAATCTGCATCTCCACATCCATACTTGCTGGCGAGTAGCGAGGGATTTCCATAAATCCAACTTCTCCCCTTCGGCGAACTGCAATCTGTGCGCCCGGACCGATACGATCCGGTTTGCGGCCTTGCAAATGTTCGACAGGGGGCAAAGTACTCATCGATGCACGGTCTCTTCGGGCATCCATTTCAGTCTTAACTGCAATCTGATAACTCTTTAAAAGCTCAGGGTAACCTCGGGAATCGAGTAGGCGGTGATTGAGGTTTTCTCGGGTGATGCAGACGAATGGATATCTGCCCTCATCGTATTCCATCGGACTATGAAACCCATGACCTTCCGCTTCGTCTGCCCAACAAGTAATGGTGCAAATAGGTACATCATCCTCATCGAGTTCCTTACGATATGTCGTAATTACTCGGACCATACCCTCATAATTCTGTGTGCCGTAAAAGTTGCCGGAGTCGTAGGACATTAAATCAGTCGAATAACTTTCGTCCGCATAAAAACCTTTCGAGTTCTCAAGGACTTCTTCGATCCACTTCTTATCCCATCCCTCGTTGACCTTCTGCATGAGTGCTTCGGGGCTGTAGTAATGGATGCAGTGAATGCTCCTGGCAGACTCCAAATCGATTACATTTGAGTCGATAATTATTTCCCTACCCAATTCATATGCTTTGATTGCCGGGCGATTGACTACCGCTTTCTCAGTCGGGACTTTCGATACTCCTTTATTACGAAGTTCATTAATCATCTTCCGAACTCTTCGCTTTTTTAGATTAGGGAATAACGGAAATAGCATCTCTTCGACTCCCTCCTTCATCTCAGGATCTTGGATCGCCATTGCCAGTTCGGGACTCATTTGGGCAATCTCTTCAAGGCTGATATCTTTAAATACTCGAGTAGTTTCCCTCTTCCAGTATGTTCCGAAAAATGTAAGTCCGTTTTGCAGTAAATAGTTTGCACCAATTGCGGCCTCCCGAGGAAGTTCCGTCATTGAGTTCATCCGCCATTTCAAAAACTCGCTCACCATTTTTGCGCTGCCAATGTCTCCACTTTCAACGGGAGCGGCTACGAGGTTGGCCTGGCTGAGTGACTGGCTAAGTAATGCCACATCGCCATCGATCAATGGGTTAACCAAGTTTGGATCTAAATCGGATGCCCCATCGAATGGAAATGCTTCCGGTCCGTTCTTCTTTCCGCTTTCATCTTTGCCCGCCCATTCGTTAAATCGACATTCCCTACCCTGTTCCGCTTTATCCATCCAAAAGGATAAATTCGACTTTGCATCATCGAACTCCTTTTTGATGGCATCGACATCCGGCCCTTTTTCGCTAAATTCCTGTATTTCCATTTTTGATCTCCAATTCTAACATTATTTTTTTAAGTTTTTTCAGTGCGTCCTTTTCAACCCGATGGACT